CAATAACAACATTTGGTAATTTATCATTTACTAACGTAACATTAACTGCAAGAGGTGCATTAATTTACAATACATCAAACTCTAACTCAGCTGTTGCTGTATTAGATTTCGTTTCTGATAAAACTGCAACTGCGGGAACATTTACAATTCAATTCCCTGCGTACACAACTTCAGCAGCTATATTGAGAATATCATAAACTAAAAGGAGGGCCAGGTGGCAAACATTACAGTTAACGTTACTGCACCTGGCTCTACTACTACGTGGGGTGAAGACGCTTGGTCTGAAGCTTCATGGGGACAAGTCACTGGAGTTGTAACAACTTCAGGAACGGTTACAACACAAGCTAATGCAAGTGTAAATCTTACAGGAATTTCATTAACATCATCTATTGGTTCTACTTCGATTGATATTGGAGTTACTTTTGAAGTAACAGGAATTTCATTAACATCCTCTGTTGGTTCTACTTCGATTGCTCTAGGTAGAATAGAACAAGTTACAGGTATTTCATTATCTTCTAATATAGGCACAGCTACTGTTGATGAAACAATATTGACAGGAGAAGGTTGGGGCCGTGGTGAGTGGGGTGAATTTGCTTGGGGTGATAATTATTCAACTCAAGTTACAGGGCAATCTTTAACTTCAAGTATAGGAACGGTTTCAGTTAAAACTGATGTAGCTATAACAGCAGCTTCTCAACAACTATTAACAATTACACAAGGACAAGAATCAATTCAAATTGATTCTGATATATTTGTGTTTGTGGGTGAGCCTGGATTATCTTCAAGTCAAGGAACACCTACAATATCAGGAACAGCTAGTTTAGATTTAACAGGTCAATCTTTAACGACAGGTGTAGGACAAGCAGTTGGTGGCACAATTCAAGAAGTACCTGTAACAGGCATATCAGCTTCATTAACTTTAGGTACTATAACATTAGTACAATCTACTAATGAACCTGTAACAGGTCAGGCTATGACTTTAAGCCTTGGTACACCTGCAGAAATACCTGCACAAATAGTAGGGGTTACAGGACAACAATTAACAAGCGGAATTGGCTCTGTAACTATTACGGGTACTGCTAATATTAGTTTGTCAGGGATAGCATTGACATCTAATATTGGTTCGCTTAATATTACGGCATGGGCAGAGATTGATTTAGGTGTAAACAATGTTTGGACCGAGGTTGATCTAGCTGCATAACAATGGTAAAATAAAAACATATGGCATCATCGTTTAATACAATTGGTTTAGAACTAATGGCAACTGGCGAAAACGCTGGTACATGGGGTGATAAAACTAACGTCAATTTAAATTTAATTTCACAAGGTATTGCAGGATATCAAGAAATAGACGTAGCATCAGCAGATGTTACTTTAGCTATGACCGATGCAACAATTTCAAATGCTAGAAATATGACATTAAAATTTACTGGAACGCTTGCAGCTAATAGAACAGTAAACTTTCCAACAGGTATTGAAAAGTTTTTCAATGTTATTGATGGAACTGATCATGCGGGATTTACTTTAACTTTTAAAGTAACTTCACAAACAGGATTTTTATTGTGTGAAGGACATACTTATATTTGTCACGCAAACGGAACAGATATTGTAAAAGATTTAGAATTTAAAAAATGGAGAGCAATTTCTTCAGCTGAAACAGTTCAACCAGGTGCTCAAATTTTAGCAGACACCTCTGGTGGAACTTTAACAATAACTTTACCTGCTTCTCCATCTACAGGAGATGAGGTATCTTTTGTAGATTCAAAATATACTTTTGATACCAATGCTTTTACAGTTGGTAGAAATGGTTCTAATATAGCAAATGCGGCAGCCGATTTAACTGTTAATACAGAAGGTGCGGGATTTACTCTTGTCTATTCTGGTGATGCAACAGTTGGTTGGACTTATAAGGATAAATAATTATGGCAAATTACGAAGCAACTAGATACGATTTTGATGGAGCAAACCTTACAGGTATTGAAGGTATTCCAACAGCTACGATTGTACCGTGGTCAACAGCAAGTGTACCAACAGGATTTTTAGAATGTAATGGTCAAGCGGTAAGTCAAGCAACTTACTCTGCTTTATATGCAATTATTGGAACTACTTATGGTGATCCTGGTGGTGGAAATTTTAATGTACCTGATTTACAAGATAACGTTCCTATAGGTAAATCAAACACAAGAGCAGTTGCTACAACAGGTGGAGCAAATACAGTAACCTCTACAGGTAATGTGGCAGGATCAACTGCAAACGCAACTCTTTCAGTAGCACAATTAGCTGCACATACTCACACACAAATAGGTGGTAGTCCAGGTGTTCCAACTAACCCTCAGTTTTTGAATCTAATTGGTAATTCGCAAACTGGATCTGCAGGACAAGATGGTGGACACGCACATAATATGGCAGCTAACTTTGTTGGTGATGCAACCTCAGTGATACAACCTTATTTAACAGTAATGTATATAATTAAAACATAAGGAGAAAAAAATGGCAACAAATTCAAGATGGGTAGTAGTTTTTGATGATAAAAAAATCTCAAAACCTAGTTTAGAGGATGGAATTCATTTTTTAGAAGATGACCCTTTTTGGGACGATCCAAAATTTTCTAATATTTGGGCAATACAATATGGTGCACAAAATCCAAATGATGAGGTAGAGTATAGAGATGAAACACCTCACACCACTTATGCAGCAGCTAACTTAGGTGATTTTAATGTTTTTATACAAAAATTTGATGCAGCTCATTTAGCTTTTTTACAAAGTAATTGGGATGATAATAACGTTGAAGGTGAAACTGCAGAGGAAAAAGTAGCTCGTTTAGGTGAAAGACCTACTTCATTCGTTTCAGATCCAGTGTAGTCAATAGATTGTTTTTAATTTAAAAAGTTGTTATAACCTCTTTAATGTCTAGAAAAATAAATATTCAAGATAGTATTGGAATATTTGATGGTTATATTCTTGATCAAGAATGTGATAAAGTTATTAATCATTTTGAAGAGCAAGATAAATTTCAAAAAACTTTGACAAGAGAAAAATCTGAAAACGCAAGTGTTTTAGATAAAAAAGATAATCAATTATTTTTAAATAGTTCTAACTTAACTGTATGGAAAAAAGAATTTAAAACAATTTTAGCAAATTTTGATATTGCTTTAAAACATTATGAGAAAGAAACAGGAATCCTTAAAGCATATGGAATAAATGATTTTGACTATTGTCCTTTAAAAATACAAAAAACTTTACCAAGCCAAGGTTATCATGTTTGGCATGTTGAACACAGCAACTTATGCATATATGATGCATATCGTGCATTAGTATTTAGTATATTTTTAAATACAATCGAAGAAGGCGGGGAAACTGAATTCTTACATCAATCTATAAGAGTTAAACCTGTAAAAGGAAGATGTGTAATTTGGCCAGCTGGTTTTCCTTATGTTCATAGAGGTAATCCTCCACTTAAGGATACTAAATATATTATTACTTCTTGGCTGTCTTTACCGATGGATTAGAATTTGTTTTTTCAAAAATATACTTACGTTTTTTCCAATTTGTTTTTTCTATAATATTTAAAATTAAATTATATCTATTCTCTTCATTAGTAGATTCTTCTACTTTATGTAAAATAAGAGGAGGAAAAAAATAATAGTCACCAGGATTTGGAGTTATTGATATATTTAGTTCTGGTAAAATTAAGGGACTACCCTTGGTTAAATATAAAATACCATGATAACACAAATGATCATGTAATTCTACATAGTCATTTTTTTTAACCTCATTACCCCAAGCATCTACAATTGTTTTTGTTTCGTAAAAAAATTTAAAAAGATTTGGGTTAGAAACTTGATGTTTATTAATACAATAATTTATAAATTTTGTTGTAAATGGATCATTTATAAACTCTTTCCAACCAGTCATACCTCCTTTAACATTTGTTGCGTATGAATTTTCTTTTGAAATTTTATTTTTAATTTTAATCATTATATTATGTATCTCTTCAGGGTAAGGATAATTACCAAAAGTTATTTGTACAGTTCTTGGGTAAGTTACTACCAAACTTTTTGAGTGAGTTAATAATTGATCTTTGTTTAAAATACTAATCATAAGTTTTAATGTAGTTTAATTTATGTGGATTATTTTTAACATAATTTAAATTTTCCATTGCCTCATGTATTGTATTTAATTCTTGTATTTTTTGAAATGGCAATGATGTTATAAAACAATTTACACTGTATCTTTCATGTTTAGTAACTTCTTTTACTTCATGAATCCAAAAAGGATTCGCAGGAAAAATTAAACCATCTCCTGTTTTTAGTTCTACTTTATGTTTTCCATTAAAAAAATAAAATTCTCCACCTTCATAACCTTCATTTAAATTAATAGTACAGCTTCCATGAACGCCATGAGTCCAGTCTATATGGGGGTGTATCCAACCTCCTTTTTTATAACACATTAGACGAAAAGCGTGTGCAAAATTAAATGTTTTTTCTACAACGTAAGCACTAACTGAATTTTTTTCTTTTAAAAAATTTATATAATCTTTAGTAAAATTAGATATTTTATTATTAATTAAATTAAATGTTTTACTTTCAGGAATTAAATTAACAACATCAAACGTAGACATTGTAAGTTTACCCGTGACTGCATTTGCACAGTGTTCTTTATTTGCACTTTTACTTCTTTCTTTAAATTCATTTATCAATAATTTACATTGATCTGCCGTCAAAATATTTTTTCTTACTAATATTAAATCTTTCTGGTTCATTTGTTTTTTTTATCTAATATGATATACATACATCAAAAATGATTAATTTAAAAGATCTAGTTTTTACACAAAATAACTTAATTAGTAAAGAATACTGTAAATATTTTATAGATTTTTTTGAAAACAATAAAGATAAATTAGAACAAGAAAATTCTTTAACGTACAATGATAATAAAGACACTAAAAATTCTTTAAACAAATGCATGGTGTTAAATTTGTCAAAATATCAAAAACAACAAAAGTTTAAAAAACCTCTATCATTTGCATTACATTACACAGACATTATTATAAAAAATTATGTAAATTATTTAAAAGTAAATATAAGTAAAAATATCCCTAATCATTTTATGAAATTTACTGATAACGTTAGAATTATAAAATACGAAGAGGGAGGATATATTGATGATCATTTAGATATAGACAATTTTTTAGCCAGGGACGTAAGAGCTTCTTGTACTTTAAATCTAAACGATAATTATGAAGGTGGTAGCTTTAACTTTTTTGAAAAAAAATATCAATTAAAATTAAAAGAGGGACAAGGATTAATATTTCCAGCTGACCAATATTGGATTCATGGCACAAGTCCAGTAATTAAAGGAAATAGGTACTCTATTAACTGTTTTATAAAACCTTAAAACATGAAATTAACTTATCAATATCAAGATAAACTTTTTTGGATACATAATTTTTTACCTGAAAATTTTTACAAAAAAATTCACAAACTTATTTGCAGTGGACATAAAGATGTAAAACAACCTTCTAAAGAAATTTGGGATCCTTTATTAATAAAAAATTTAAAAAGTCCTTTCAGAATTGAAATGAAAAAAAATTTTTTTGAACAATATTGTATTTTACTAAAACATCAACCTTTTTTAAATTTTAAAGATAGTAAAATATCTTTTTTAATTCATAAAATGCAAAAGGGTTCTGGAATAAATTGGCATTCAGATAATAATGCTAATGCTGCTGCTACTTATTTTATTAATAATAGATGGAGTGAAAATTGGGGTGGAGAATTTATGTTTAAAGATAAAAATTCACATGGGTATATTCCAGTGGTTGGTAATAGCCTTATATTAATAAAAACACCTTTAATGCATAAAGTAAATAATATTTTAAGTCCTTGTATTTCAAGATTAAGCATTCAATCATTTGTCGTTTAATTTACGGAGAGTGCTCAATATCTAAAGCTAAATAGCCATAATTCTAGGGGAGCAGTTAGGTGAGTTTAAGTTTCATCTTAAGTTTGCTATAATACCGATATGCCATTACGAAAAGTACAAATAAGACCAGGATTTAATAAACAAGCTACAGAATCTGATGCTATGGGCCAATGGGTCGATGGTGATTTTGTTAGATTTAGATATGGTCAACCTGAAAAAATAGGAGGTTGGAAAAGCCTAGTTTCTGGTAATTATGCATCTATAGTAGGTGCTGCTAGAGATCAACACGTATGGTCTGACTTATCTGGTAAAAAATATTCTGCACTTGGCACAGATAAGTTATTAGTTATTTATTATGAAGGTGCTTTTTACGATATCACACCTTTACAAACAGACAATTTCTCTACAGGTGCAAACATAACAACGACCAACGGATCAACAACAGTAACCATTACAACGACAAGTAACCACAATGTATTAGTAGGGGATATAGTTACTTTTGCAAACGCAGGTTCTTTTACTTCACCTGATACAGATTACACAGCGACAGATTTTGATGATGTATTGTTTGAAGTTAAAACAGTACCTAATGCAGCTACCTTTACTATTCAAATGCCAACAGCGGAGACAGGAACAGGAGCAACGGCTGATGGAACTTTAGACGTACATCCATATCAACCTATTGGACCTTTGAATCAAACTTATGGTTATGGTTGGGGAACATCTACTTTTGGTGGAGCTTCTGGAGTCCTCACAACTTTAAATGGAGCATTGCTAGATGATCCTAATGGAACAGGCGGTACAGGAACAGATATAACTTTAACTTCTACTACTGGTTTTCCTACAAACGGAACTATAAAAGTAGGAGCAGAATTTATTTCTTATAATGGTATTACTGGAAATAATTTAAATAACATCACCAGAGATGTTGCGGGAACAAGGTCAGCTCATTCTAGTGGAGCTTCAGTAGAATTTTATATAGCCTGGGGACAAAATTCAACAACTTCTACTGTTACGCTAGATCCAGCAAATTGGTCTTTAGATAATTGGGGAGAAATTTTAATTGCAACAATACATAACGGT